CCCAACGAAGTGGAATACCACCCCCTGACAAAGCGCCGCCTCACCAAGGCCACATGCGCCAAGTTCGGCTACGGGATTGCGGAATACAAAGGCCGGAAGGTTCAGGTGGCACCCTACTATAAGCGGGGCAAGCTCGTCGCCCAACACCTCCGGTATCCAGACAAAGCCATGCCCTGGCTCGGGCCTACGGATGGCCTGGAGCTATTCGGGCAGCACCTGTGGCCCTACAAAGGGAAGCGGCTGGTTATCACAGAAGGCGAAATTGACGCCCTGTCGATCTACCAAAGCCTGGGTGGTAAATGGCCCGTGGTGAGTGTGCCAAATGGCGCAGACGGAGCTGCAAAGGCGATACAAGCTCAAAGTCAGTTCGTTGATTCCTACGAGGAAGTTGTCCTGGCTTTCGATGCAGACGAGAAAGGCAAGAAGGCGGTTGATGAGGTAGTCGAAGTCCTGACTCCCGGGAAGGTGAAGGTATTCGCCTACCCCGGGGGATACAAGGACGCCAATGAACTGCTCCAGGACAGCATGGCCAAGGCCTTGGTCGACGGTGTGTTCAAGGCGCAGACATACAGGCCAGACGGGATTGTCCCCGGGACGGAGCTACGGAAAGAAGTCCTCTCCGACCCCGAGCCGGGTATCTCTATACCCTCCCCTGTAGCTTCCCAGAAAATGATGGGGTTACGCCGGGGAGAGTTGACCATGGTCACCGCTGGATCCGGAATCGGTAAGTCCACATGGGTCCATGAGCTGGGATACGACCTCCTGGTGAACAAAGGCTACACCGTGGGTGTTATGGCGCTCGAGGAAATGAAGCGCATCACCGCCAAGCGGTATGTTGGAATCCACCTGAATACGCCTTTGGCCATGTCCAGGGGCAACCTGACGGATGAACAAATCAACAAGGCCTTTGACGAGACTGTGGGCAGCAACAGGTTCTACCTCTACGACCACTGGGGCAGCACCAATCTGGACCACCTAATGTCCAAGCTCCGCTACATGGTGGTGGGTCTGGGCACGGACGTCATCATCCTAGACCACGTCTCCATTGTCGTGTCCGGGCTGGACGAACTCCAGGAATCAGAGCGAAAGCTCATCGATAAGCTGATGACCCAGCTGTCCACGCTGGTGGAGAGCACTGGGGCCATCCTGATTGCCGTGGTCCATCTGAAGCGACCTCCAGGGGAGAGCAAGTCCTACAATGAGGGGAAGGAAGTGTCCCTTTCATCTCTCCGTGGATCTGGCTCCCTGGAACAACTCAGTCACAATGTCCTGGCGCTCGAGCGGGACCAACAGGGAGACAATCCAGACCAGGCCACAGTCCGTGTCCTTAAGTGCCGCATGACAGGGAACACTGGAGTGGCAGACACCGTGGTCTACAACAGGAATACCGGGCGACTACTCCCCGCAGATACTGCGGAGTTCCAGCAGTCGGCTGAGAATGACGACTTCTAACCCAAGGAGAAAGCCTCATGTTTACAGGGACTTGCCGACATATATGGGAATGCCCTTCGTGTGGCCATATCTATGGAGGTGTAGCAGAAGGTGGAATAGTAAAACTTTGCCAATGGTGTCCGCATAGAGGGGTCTGTGATGTTTCAGAGCAAGACGATATTCCAAAGTCGGAAAGGCTTTGTCTATCTGTAGACTGCATTCTAGCGCAAGTGATGCAAGGCATGGGGCATACAAAAATAGGAGAATGAGATGGCCGGACCAACATCTGCAGACATCGACCAGTTCTCCATTAACAAATGTGTGTCCTGGTATCTCATCCACAGCTACCTTTACTACCTCTGCGACACACCTGTGATATCAGACGCCGCATTCGACAGGATATGTGAACGGCTGTCCCAGGAGTTTGATTCCATCGACCATCCCCATGACTATCTCTTAGACAGAGACGCAATGACAGCTGGGACCGGGCACCATATTCCGTATGACCAATATCCGTTGATAGTCCGGAATTTGGCCCTGGATATCAAGGATGGAAAGTTCAATGCCTGGGGCAACCCAACACCCAAGAGTGAAATCTACAACATTTCGTTGTCATAACAACTATCAAACCAAAGGAGGCCCCATCGATGCTTGTTTTCGACATCGAAACCAACGGCCTCCTGGACACAATCTCCACAGTCCATACCCTCACCATCTTCGATGGCAAGCAGTATACCCGCTACGACAAGTCGGATGCTCCCAAAGGCATCGAGCGGCTTGTAAAGCAGGGCCTCATAGAAGGCCAGGGTATATGCGGCCACAACATCATCCAGTTCGATATCCCGGCCATGGCTAAGGTGTTCCCGGAGCTATTCCCTGAGGAATGGGTGCTCTATTGGGACCACAACGCAGCTCCAGTGTTTGACTGGAGACACCTATCGCCATCGGTGTGGGATACCTTGGTCCTCTCCCGTCTCCTTTACCCCGACATCAAGGACGGGGACTTCGGGAGAGCGGCCAAGGGGATGATGCCCTACAAGCTGGTGGGTAAGCACTCCCTGGAAGCGTGGGGATACCGTCTAGGAGAATACAAGGGAGACTACGCCAAGGAGACGGACTGGCAGACCTGGACTCCTGAAATGTCCGACTACTGTGAGCAGGACGTTCGGGTGACCGCCAAACTGTGGTCCCGTTTCGAGGAGAAGCTCCCATCTCAGGAATCCGTAGAATTGGAACACAGGGTCCAGTGGATCCTTGACCGCCAGGAAAGCTACGGATTCTATCTTCTCGAAGATAAGGCCGAAGCTTTGTATGCGGAACTCGCGGGGCGACGTGCCGAGCTACAGGCCAAGCTACGAGAAAGCTTCCCACCTTTCTACGTGAGGAAGGAAAAGAAACCCTTCTATCCCAAGGCCGACAACAAGAAATACGGCTACAAGAAGGGCTGTCCTCTGACCAAGGTGGCTCTCAAGGAATTCAACCCAAACTCTGAATACCATATCTACTGGGCGCTCCAGCGGAAATACGGCTGGGAACCCGAGAAATGGACCGAAAGTGGTCTTCCGGCCACGGATGAGGAGACCATCAAGTCCCTCCCTTATCCCGAGGCCGAGCTGTTAGCGGAACATGCCGTTATCGAGAAACGCCTGGGGCAGATATATGACGGCAAGAACGGGTGGCTCAAGTGCTACAACCCGACAACCGGGCGCGTCCACGGAAAAGTAAACACTAATGGCACGGTCTCTGGAAGGATGAGCCACAATAAGCCCAATGTGGCCCAGGTGCCGTCCAATGACTCCCCTTATGGGGAGCAATGTCGGAATTGCTGGGGCGTCCCCGAGGGTAAGATTCTGGTTGGTTGTGACGCGGACAGCCTGGAGGCCCGGAACCTCGCCCACTACCTCTCCCGCTACGATGGCGGGGAGTTTGGCCGAGCGGTAACGGCGGGGAGTAAAGAGGACGGGACGGACATGCACAACATGAACCGCCGTGCTCTGGAGCTGCCTGAGGAAGAACGTCCCATTGCCAAGCGTTGGTTCTATGCGTTTCTCTATGGGGCTGGCGTCCAGAAGCTGGGGGATATCCTGGGAATCAGCTTCCAGAATAGCAAGAAGCGGAAGAACAAGTTCCTGAAAAACCTCCCGTCCCTCCAACAGCTGACCCAAGACATCGAGAAGGCTGTCAAGAAGCGGGGACATCTCAAGGGCCTCGACGGAAGGCTCGTTCGGGTCCGGTCTCTCCACTCAGCCCTAAATGCTCTCATTCAGAATTGCGGGGCAGTGGTGATGAAAAGGGCTTTGGTCATTCTCGATAGGCAGCTTTTGGATGATGGCCTGCGCCCAGGGTTTGACTACGAGTTCGTGGCGAATGTCCACGACGAGTGGCAGATCGAGACCGAGCCGTCCCTGGCTGACCAAGTCGGGCAGACTGCGGTGTGGGCCATCGAAAAGACAGGCGAATACTACAACATGCGCTGCCCACAAACCGGTAACTATGATGTTGGAGAAACCTGGCGCGAAACACACTAATAAGGAGACACACTGAATGCCAGATATTACCTTTATGTCCGGTCTCCCGGGCGGCGGGAAGAGCACCCTGATTGACCAGGAAGGTGGAGACTACCAGCTTATCTGTCCAGATGACCTTCGGTTGGCCTGGGGCCATGTCTACCATCAACCCCTGGAGCCTATGGTCCATGCTGTGTGCGGCGCTATAACTCGAGCCGCAATGCTCCGGGGCCGAGACATAGTCGTGGATGAATGTTTCACGAAGCTGGAGAGGCTCCAGCCGTTTCTAGAGATGGCGAAGGAGTTCGGGTATGAGACTCGTATTGTCGTCCTAACCACTCCAGTCGATGTGTGCATCCAGCGGTGCCTGGACAGAAACGATGGTCATCCTTGGGAGGATATTATCTACAAGAAAGCCATGCAGTTCGTCACGGACTGGCCGTTTATAGTGCGCGAGTTTAACGCTCCCGAAGATGTTCTAGGGTGGCCTTATACTCCCGATACCTTGGTGGAGGACATCGAGTATACCTACGAGTTGTTTTAGTGCCTTGACTATATCGCTTCCGAAATAAATCAACACCAGGAGCTTCCAGTGTGGGAAAGCAGAAGCAGCAGAAGAAGCCTTCCACGTATCAGAAGAAGAACCCCATGCAACCGGTCCAGGCCAAGACCCCTCGCCAGCAGGAGCTGATCGACGCCATCTGCGACCACCAGATGTCCGTCACCGTGGGCTACCCTGGCACCGGGAAGACCTACATTCCTGCGGCCTTGGCCGCTGACGCTTACTACAAGGGCGACATCGAGAAAATCATCTTGGCGCGTCCTAACATCGCAGCAGGGGCCACCCTCGGGTTCCGCCCGGGAGACCTCCACGAAAAGCTCAAGGAGTGGTTCGCGGAAATTCTCCGGGTGCTGTCCTTGAAGCTGTCCAACGGAGCAGTCCAGTCCGCTCTCCACAAGGGGAACATTGAGCTGGTCCCCTTCGAGACCATGCGGGGCCGGACGTTCGATGATGCCTTGGTCATTCTCGATGAGGCCCAGAACACGACTTCCCATGAGATGAAGATGTTTCTGACCCGCATCGGGACGGCCAAGGTGGTGGTAAATGGAGACGTCATGCAGTCCGACCTCCTCTCCCGTTCCGGCCTCCGTACAGCCATCGATATCGTGAAGCAATACGACATGGATGTTCCTATCGTGGAGTTCCAGGAAGAGGACATCATTCGTGGTGGACTGTGTCGGGAATGGATTGTGAATTTTATGGATTATGAAACCAAGGAGGAGAGTTGAGTATGGGTCCAGCCATAACAAGGCATGCTGGTGTAATCACATCAGCGCAATATCCAGTGGGAACCAAAGCCAGAGTCCTCATAATTGAAGGCCAAGGTTGGTACGAGGATAAAGAGGATGAATGTTTCGACGTTGTTTGCGGCGAGGCAGAGTTCCCGTGCCAAACCGGGATATATCGAAAAGTATGGTTTCTACAAAGCGATGGGTTCGGGCCTTTCATCCGGGACAACACCTGTGCTGTCTTGGAAGTGTTCCATGTTCCTGGCGAAGAAGAATCCGAAGCTCCCCAACAGGAAGACTCCAAGGTCGAGCATCCTGCCCACTACAACACTTCCAACATTGAAGTATGGGATTTCATAGCAGACCAGGGCCTGGACTTCTTCCTCGGCAACGTCATTAAATATGTCTGCCGTGCTCCTTACAAAGAAGACAGTATTAAAGACCTGGAGAAAGCCCGGGCTTATATCGACAAGAAAATCAACGAGCTTGAGGGCTGAAAGGAGGTGCCTCAGAAATGACGCCACAAAAACCTGAATATGGGGGCTTCCAACTACAGGCCCTCTGCCGGGAAGAAACACCTGAAGATATGCAAGCCTGCCTGGAACGCCGGATTCTCGCTTGGAACCGGGACCGCAACGGTTTCGAGTTTGATATAGACCTGGAAATCAAGATGCTCAAAGAAGAGCTGTCCGAGTTCCTCCATTCCTCAAGCCTCTACAATATGCTCCGGGAATACTCGGATTTCATGTTCGTCTACACCGGTTCCAATGCCAAGTATATGGTCTCGAAGTTCAAGACTGTCGAGTACTTTGTAAAAGAGCGGGAGAAATGGGCGGAAGTCCAGTCCTGGGCACGGGACTCCATGGAAGCAATGAAGCAGGTCCTGGTTTTCCAGCTGTCTATCTACGGCCTGGAAGAGGAACAGATTCTTCACGTTTTCGACCGGTGCCTGGAAGCCGTGGTTGAGGCTAACGAGAATAAAGGCACCGAGCGGGACGAGAGCGGGAAAATCAAGAAGGGGCCGAACTACACGCCTCCGGATATCGTTATCCAGGATATTCTGAGGGAAACCATAGGGAGGGTCGAATAATATGAACATAAAACTCATTCACTATACACCTCTACCAGTGGCCTCTTGTGCAGCTAGGACTTGCACAGCAACAGAGGGCCGCTTCAATGGTTTGCCTACAGCCGACCTCAAGCTCCTCAAGACCCTCATCAAGAAGGGCCATGAATCCGTGCTCGAGCATGTCTATATGACGTGGGTTATCGACGGGATGTCCCGGGGATGTCTCCAGGAGCTGGTCCGCCACCGGATTGCCTCCTATTCCGTGCAGTCTACACGGTGGACCCTACGGAAGCTGGCGAATCAAATGAATTC